GTCTTCAATCTCTTTTAGCAATCCCTCTGTGTCATTGCCGTTATACGCGCTAGCACTGATAACTGATTGTTCGATTTGTTCGCGGTTATTCATCATTTCCATCTCCTCAAAATAAAGTTAGTTCCTTCTGTTCTTCGTATTCCAAACCATGTTGCTTTATATATATTTCGAGCTCTTCAGCAGTATCAAATGTCTTTTTCACGCCTTGCCAACCTGGCACGATATGCCCATGAAAGTAATAAGTACCATTCACTACATGGATATGAGCCACTCGTTCATTATCCTGATAAAGATATCTCTTAGAGCCGAAAAATTGGTTTAAGTATTCTTTGCGTGCGCTATCGGTTTTAGGCATTTATGCTTCCTGCCATTTCTTAAACATTTGGTTATAAGTGACATCGAACCAGTACGGATCACGTGAATGTTTCTGTGGTACATTAAACAAATGTGGCTTCTTCTTACGTAATTCAGCCTCTTTACGTCGTTGTCTAGCCATTTCACGCTCTCGCTCCAAAGTTTTTGTTATTTGTATTTCTCTATAGTCGTTTAGCTTCATGCCGAAAGGTGCATCAATTGCTTCTGACATCTCCCAACCCTTCGCAACTCTGTTTCTAACTATTTCAGGCGTGAGTCCTTTCTTTTTCATCTGCTCATTTTCATATTCAGTGTATTTAGAAGGGGGTTTTTCTTGTGGTGGCGCAATAAGCGCATCGCCCGTTAGCCCTTTTGCTATCCTGTAATTAAGTAGTCCTTTGCTTAGGTTGTACTTTTTAACTATTTCGCTAACAGTCATCATTTTTCCGTCAACCTTTACTTTCTTAGGCTTTACTACATTTTGTATTAAATCTTTCCCCCTCGCCCCTCTGTCGTACCTAGTAATCAATGTCGATACTTTGATGTCGTATTTATCAGATGCATCAATAAGCGTCATCAACTTACCGTCTATTCTCACTTTCGTTTTTATGCCCGCCATTTATTCCACCTCTACATTTACATTTCTAATTTTTAAATTGTCATACTCTAGTATTTCGTTAGGATTGTTATATAAGTAATCTGCCAGCATTTCTTTTTCTTTATCCACATCATCAAAATGCTGATATTCAACTTCGGTAGGTATTCTTATATCAATCGTTGCATTTATATATGCTTGTTGTTGCATTAAATCACTTCATTTCTCTTTTTCTTTTACGTCTGACTTTCACTAAGTCCTCATATACCATCCATTCTTGACCTGTGTATTTAGGCGCTTTACATATCCACGTTAAATTCACATCTCTATACTGATATCTGAATATCTTCGCTTTGATGTTGGCAACTTCGGTCGCCTTACCTTTAACGTCTATAACTTCAACCAGTTTCCCTTCCTTCCACAAAGAGAAATCGGCTATATACGTAATCGGTCTTTGCTTCCCAAATTTAGGTTGTAGTTCGAATTTCGGTTGTAGTTCGATACGATCATAGTTAGTACCATTCATATTATTTTCTAAATATTGGTAATATTCACACTCTACTTTGCTATCAAATACAATTCCTTTGTACTCAACTTTCTTAGCGTTGTATTTACTCATCGTCCACCTCTAAATATCAAATATCGTCGCTTGTAATCCTAGTTCTTGCTCATATAGAAGCCCGTGAGCGCCTTTAAATCGTTTTAGGTCACTATCAGTCATAATTTTCTTTTCGTCGCTGAAATGGGCTCCTGTGAGCGAATAAACCTCATTTACGTTGTCTTTATACTTGATGACCTTAATATCTTCTGTGCCATCTTCTCGGTATAAGTAATATTTTTCTTTCGGCATTTTTAACACTCCTTAATATTCGACGATTGCGGGTCTTTCTTCTTTTTCTTTCAACTTATCATCAATAAGTTTTTTAAGTTTCTCTTGGTCTCCGTTTGCAAAATCAATCATCTTTTGAGCATATACATCTCTACAATGTAATATTTCTTTTATATTTTGTTTTGTGATTACCACGCATCTCGCTCCCTGAAATCGTCTCCGATTACTCTTACTTTTCTTGCTCTTTTTTTCATTCTCGAATTTATACGTTGCCAGTTCATATTTTGATTTAGTTCTTTATCACTAAAGTTAGTTGTAAAGATGTTGTTTTTACCTACTCTGTTATCAACAATGCTGAAAAGTTTATTTAAAGTGTGTTCTGTGTTCTCTACACCCATATCATCTAGTACAAGTAAATCAATATCGCTTAACAATCTGACTAACTCATCTGTAGTCTCAACTGCATTTTTGTTGTATGTTGCTTTGATACGATCCATTAACATTGGTATATGCATAAAAGCAACCGTATGTCCTTTAGCTTTAACTGCTTTTGCGATAGCGTATGCTAGGTGGCTTTTACCAGTTCCGTATGAACCTTGCAATATTAATGATTTCGGTTCTTTTGTAGAGAAACCTTGTACATACTCTATTGCTGTTTGTTTAGCGTGTACTTGTTTTTCATTTTGTGGCTTGTAGTTTTTGACTGTTGCATCTCTTAAAGACGGATTAACGTTTGATTGATTGAATATGTTGTTTATCTTCCGTTGCTTGTTTCGCTTATATTCCTCATAGATTTCACATTTGCAACCGTCTTTATACTCGTAACCATTCGGGTGTTTTTTAGTAGGAGCAAACTTATATAAGTCGTATTCACTTCCACATCTCTCACATTTCAATCCTTTTTCGACATGAGTAGGTTGATATTTTTTCAAGCTTTCGTTTATCTTTTCGCTGAATAGTGGTTTCATAATATCCCTCTAATCCCAATAACTTTCGTCGTACTTCATGCGTTCTAATTGATCCGTGCCAGTTGGTTGTATTTTTTGATTGAGGTACCCCTCAAATTTACTGCCAAAAAGTGTTTCTGGTCTAAGGTATTTATCGCTATCCGTGTTTAACCATTCAGCTGTTTTGATATCAATCACCTTTTTAAAATCCTCCAACCTAAAATCTTGATTCCATCTTGCTTTAATAAAATCTTTTGTTTTAGATGTATTATGTTTAAAATGCTTTCCTGCTTTTTTATTTAAGTATTCGATAATTTCTTTATAGGGAATGGAAGACACCGTCGGGTTGCCCGACAATATACTTCCTTCATTATTAGTATTGTTATTATTAGTTAAATCATTATTAGTACTATTATTATTAGTAGTATGCGATTTACCATTAACGGTTTTTCCATTGTTGGTTTTACCGTTAACGGTTTTTCCAACGTTGGAAAATCGAATGTGGTGCGGTTGCTCATATACTAAGTACTCATAACCATTTAACCTACCACTTTTATCACGTTTTCTACTACGTTGAATGTATCCAATTTCTTCCAGTTCCTTGATTCCACTCTTTAAACCGCTAAGTCCATCAGTTGAATGTTGCTCTAGTTCTGTTTCGTAAATTTGCCAGTTATCAGGTCGACTTAACAAATAAAGTAGAATACCTTTAGCCTTCCAACTTATATTAGAATCATGTATAAAATCTTTGTGTACTGTGACAAAGTTACCTGATTCTTTGTAAACTCTAAATGTTGCCATTTCGTTATCTCCTTTCTGGTATAATTTTGTTATCGCTACTGCGTTAGATTGGGGGTGAATAAAATATGGAAAAACCTTATATGTTAACATATGATTTAAACTCACCCGGACAAAAATATGAGGAATTGAGAAATGTTATAAAAAAGGAAATTTCTAATGGTCATTGCAATTATTGGAAATCTTCATTTTTATTCCGTTCTTCTTTATCAACTTCAGAAATGATAGAAAAGTTGAAACCTTATCTCGATTCTGGAGATAAGCTGTTTGTTACAGAAATAGTCAATAACAAACAAGGGTGGTTAACAAAAGAACAATGGGATTTTATCAACCATAATATTTTTATTTAGGTTCTTTTATTGAATCTTTTGTTATATCAGGAAAACCTTTAGAATCCTCAGGGGTAAATTTTTTAATTTTTTTAGCGCTTCTAATCTCTTCCGCCAAGATGACGATTAGGAGTGCTATTTTTATTATTCTTAGTCTATTCATTCCTTTTTCTCTCCTTTCAGCATTTTATTGAGCCTCTCATCAACTTTTATCCACGAGTCATGCAAGTGATATTTATCATTAAACGACTTAACGCCAATCGCATGTTGCTGGTTATGATGTTCGCGACATAACGCTAATACGTGTTTGTCATAGTGATTCATCTTATTTCTGTTCATGCCTCTGCCGACTGCTTCATAATGCGCTAGGTCTGCGTGAGGCTTTCCACAAATTACACAGTTGCGGTTGATTGTAGCCCAATACAATAGTGCTTTATCTTCACTTAACAACTTGCTTGTTTCTATGCTCATAGGTATTTGATGATGAAACATAAACGCTATAATCAGTTCTATTAACTCCCTTGCAACTTTCATAGAACAGTCGCTCAGACTGATTTCTTCATAACCTTTCATAATTTCCAATTCTGTTTGTAATAATTTTCTAATTGATTCCACCGGTTCTCCCCAGTGAAGTTCTATATCTCTACACATTGCGAATATTTTTTTGCGTTGTTCTATAGATAGTTTTTTATTATCCGGAACCTCTACTTCTGCTTTTAGTGGATATCCGTTTTCTAGTAAGTCAATGTGACTTTGTTCAAGTTCAACACCAGTAGCAACGACGGAATAAGTGCCGTCATTGTCTTTCTGGTATCTTGTAATGTATTGCATTTAAACCACACCTTAAAACGCTAAATCTTGGTCGTCATATCCAAATTGGCCACTGCTTTCAAATGGATTGCTTTGTTGAGACATTGATGTTTGTTGTTGTGCCCCGTTATTTTCTTCAGCTTTTTGCTTATCTGTCTTCGGAATAGGTTTGTTAACAACATCATCACCCTTTTTGTAAGGTTTAATAAATGAAAAATCCGTAAAATACTTACCTTCATCTTTATTGAATTTCCATTTCAATACCAAGTGACAAAACTTACCAATAAGATCATTGGTATCAAAATCTAAGCTAGGAAGATTTAACTTAATACCTAATCGAGTAACTAATTCAATCAATTGTTTTTCTTGGAAATCATATTTATACGGCGGTACAAATTGATTATGTTTATATTGTTTGCCTTCATCATTTTCAAATACGATTGTGAAATATCTATTTTCTCTATCATTGAATTCAATATTTTTAACTTTCACTGTGAATTCTCCAGCTTGAAACCCTGCTGAGCCGTTATAAAACTTTTCTTGATTTGTTTCTTTAGTAAATTGCGCTTGTCCTGTGATTTTCATAATTAAATACCGTCCTTTTTAGTTTTTTATTAGTTTCCGTTTTGTGCCATATCTATAATTTTTGAAATTGAAGCATTTTTAATACCTGGATTATTGATTGTTATTTGCGGATTATGCCTAACTTTAGTTGTATATAAATTAGAAGGTTCTACAGAAAACACATAATCGTGTGTCGCATTTCCGTTCTCATCTGTATGATCTTCTATAAATGTGTGTCCTATAATGTCGAACTGAGTTACTAAGTTGTTGTGTATTGCCGGTTGTACTTCAATTGATATTCTAGGGTTAATAATTTTTCCGTTCTCATCTTTATCTTCTGAGTTAAGCCCTTCATGTCCTGTAAGCACAACGTGAAATCCGAGCTTATCTTTAACCTTTAATAGGTGCCTAATCGAGTTAACAATTAATTTAGATGTTTCCCCATAATCTTGAATTCTTGCTTTTTTGACTTGGTGCGTGTTCATCACATGAGTCAGCGTTATATCTCTTAACTTTTGTGCTGTTTCAATTACAACCACATCAAGTAACTTTCCTCTTTGTCTAGCTGTATTTACAATCGATTCAATACTCGCAATTGTGTTTCTAAAAGCAATGTAATTGTCGACCCTCTTCACAAAACCTTGCCGCGTTACTTGAGTGCCATCTTCGTGAATATCAATAATAAAAGCGTTGTTTTCTCTAGTGGCTAAAGTCGTCTTTCCGGTTCCTGATTTGCCATATACCATAATTGAATAATAGTTCTGAGTATCTTCGTTAATTTCTTCAATACCTAGTTCTTGTAAAATGTCTTGTTCCTCACTCATCACTTGATCACCAAACTTTCCGTTACCTTTAATTCAGCACCCGGAATATCTTTCCCAGCTTTCAAATCATCGATTAGTTGCTTAGAATTAAGTTTCGGGGCTTGTGATAGCCAATAATCCTTTGGAATAAGTTTTTCATCGATAATATTTTTACTAGCTCCGTTTTTGCGTTTAAAAATATGATTAGTAGCTGTGCGGTAACTATCTACTTCTTGTGTTTCTAACATTTCTTTTAAGTAATCTCTTAATCGATCAGTTAAATTTTGTTTTTGTTTTTTTAAATTTTGAAGTCGTTTAATCTCTTTATCTATGACATCTATGTCACCTAAAGTTTCACGTCTCCAATTGACAATGTTATCTACTTTGACATTCATTTCTGCTTGAATAGAATCTAATGTGTCTTTTAATAATGTTTGGTCTAATTCATCTTGATTAGACAACTCTTTAAATGCTTCTGATAACTCATATAGATTAGCCATCGCTTAACACCTCCCCCGCTAGCATCTTTTTAGCTTTCTCGTATCTAGCCAATATTGTGTTATCGTCATCTACATTGTTGTGCATATTTATTGATGCGACTTTTCCTAAATAGTCATCGCTGTAGTGCCAGACCCATATAACGTTGTACTTATAATCAACTTGATAAGAAGTGCTTTGTACACGTTCTATTAAGTCAATTGCCATTCGTTTAAATTTATGTGGTTTCATATCGCACCTACCATTTCATGACTAAGTTAATTAGTCTGTCATAATCATCTGCGTTTTCTTCAATCCATTCGTAAATAGATTGATTTAATATGTCTAATGCTGTGTATAGATCGTTCTCATTAGTTATGTTTATGCCGTCGATAAACTTATCTTCTAAATCTAAGATATTCACCAGAATGCTGTGGTCCTTCTTCTTAACTGCTAATTTAAAATCAAATCCGTCTACATTAATTACCTTCTGACATACATCGCCTATTTCGTAATACATCTTGACTTCCTCCGTTTTTCGTTTTATATTGAACGTGAATTAATTTTGCTAATCGTTTGTCTCTGTTACTTGTTGGCGCAAGTAGCAGTTTTTTTATCTTATTATCAGAGATGCTTCATAAATTGTGCCTTTTGGTTCGCCCGGCACTACTATTTGGCCGACCATTAAATATTGATGCACTCTTCTTCTGGATGATTTCTTAAGTTTTAAATTGTGTAATACTATGTCTCCAGTATGTCTATCTAAATATTCAACAAGATAATTTCTGTTCTGAGCCGACATGTAAATATGCGGGTTGTTGTACTTCTTTCTATATTCAGTGATCGTTTTAACTTCATCATCACTTAAAACAGCTTGTTCTGCCTTTCTTTCCCATTCCACACTAGGTTTAACGTATTCTTCAAACCAAGTCATTTAATCATCCACCCCATAAAAATATTCCTTATAGAATATGAATGTTGCGATACTTGCGAATCCCGCAATTGACCATGCTGTAGTGAAGTACAGCAATGGCATAAGCACAATCGCTAAGACTGTGAAGCATAGCACTGCTACTAGGTAGCTTTTATAAATGTTGCTCATTTTCTTTTTTCAACTCCTCCATTATTCTCTGGTCTGATAAGTCGTGATAAGGGAATTTTTTCCTAGCTAATTGGACTGGTATTTTGCCTCGTATCGCAATGTAACCTTCGTCTTCAAGCTCTTTATTCAGTTCTCTTATTATTTGTCCTGCTTTGGATTTAGAAACAGATAAAATTACTGCAAGTTCTTTAGCTTGCAAACTATTTTTTATCATATCTATTCCTCCTTTTTATTTTTGTGTTGTGTATAATTTAGTTATCTCCTAGTGAAAGGAGGTGGATAATTATGAATAATATAAATCTCACTCAACGACAGTTAGATTTAATAAAGAAAAATCAAGCTATCTTGTCTAAATTGCCTGTCGAAGTTTACGCTAAAGCCGCAAATACTATGAATAATTCGTATGTTATGAACGCTCTGGAAATTCAATCGACGGTTAATAATGTTATGAATAGCATTAGAATTAACCAATCGAAATTATCTGATTGGGCTTCCTATATGCATCAAGTAACTAAGAATCATCCAATGTTCAAATCTAATTTATTTTCTGAAAAAATTCTTGATGAATTCATAAGTTCTAACAGCTTTCCGGAGAATGAAGTCCGCAAAGTTAGCACTCATTTGAGAAAGTCTTTTGTCGATACTGTCGATGTCCCTGTTCTTGGTAAAACCGTCAATTCTGCCCATCCAATAGATGACGTAAATACCAAAGAAAGTGATAAGATATTCTATAAATCTATCAATCAATATTTTTTGGCTCCTTCCTCATCGTTTGTTCACGATGTTTCATTAACTGTTGCTAAAAGTGTTGCTGTTAATATGTTTGTCAGGACTGCTAATGATGATTACGTGAATTACTTCTTTTCAACTGCGGTAATAGCTGTATGCTATGTCGCTTCGTGTCTTGCAAATGCTTTTGATTTAAAGAATAAAAGAAAAGATTTTAAATAGTTTCACACCATTTTTATAATTATCTTCCAAACCTTCCACGTCACAACTGCCATTGTGATGAGGAGGGTTGTTTTGTATAGTGCGTTCATTTGTAATTCCTCCTATTAAGTTGTTTGTTCAATTGTGTGTTATTCTTCTTCGTCTAAATCAAAGTGCTGTTCGATTTGGTCAATTGCCCACTCAATCATTGATTCAAGGTGTTTCTCTCTGTCGACTTCGTAAGTGTGCTCAATCTCGCCTGCATATGTCACAGTAAGAGTATCTTTGTGTGTGTATGTTTGACTTTTGTTTTCTTTAACTGCATAAAGTGTTAATACTATATTGTTTAGCTTTTCTTTTTGTTCTGGTGTCATTTACGCTCCCCCTAAATTAGCTTCATAACCGAATTCAGTCATGATTTCATGTATTTTCAATCTGCCTTTTTGTGTCCATCTAGTTTGTAAAACTGTGTCTTCTCTGCCATCAGAACGCACAATTGTTATAGTGTCTGAATCTGTGTAACTCTTGCCCATGTGTTCTGAGTAAAGCACCCACTGTTTATTTACTTTTCGTTGTAGTCTAGCTTCGTGTAGTAGTTTGTTTAACTTTTGTGCTGATATACCGTAGTCTGCCGCGATTTGAGTTGTAGCTAATGTGCCAGTTGATTTTAAGATTTCATCAACATAATCTGCTTTGGGTTTTAGCTCTCCGATTTCTTGTTGTAAAAGTAAGTTTTGCTCTTTTTCTTTCTTATACTCAGTCAACACTGTAATGATGTAGTCTGGATCTTTTAATGTTTGTTCAATTACATTGTCCGTTGCGTAGATGCCGTGTTTTCGAATGGCAGGTAAAACTTCCATTGCTAACCAATCTTGAAATTTTTCTGCTGTTGAATTACCTGCTTTAAAAGCCAACTTATAAACCATTGCTTCTGGTATGAAATCACCTTTCCCAACTTCTTGGGAAAGATATTTACCTAAATATTTATTGATAGTTTCCCAACGAATATATTGCTTGCCATTTTTAAACTGAGTGAACCCCAAACTTTTTGCGACAGTTTCCAAATCGAATAAATTATTTTCATTATCTTGTTTGATTAAGATTGAAAACATATCGTTACTGAAAGTTTTAATTTCATTCATTAACTCTTCACCTCTTCTTTAATTTCTAAAATTCTCGCAATGCGTTTCTTTTGTTCAAATGCGTCTCTACGTCCACGTAAAATGTCTGATAAGTAAGCACTTGAAATTTCTAACATTTCTGCAAGTTGCTTGTTTGTCATGTCACGTTTTAATAACTCTGTTCTCACTTTCAAACCGAAATCAGTTGTCGACATATTAGCACCTCCTATAACATTTTTTCTAAGCAAATAAATTATCTATTGAACAACGATAACTTTTATGCTAATATTTAAGCATAGTTTAATAGACCTATAACAATTCGCAACGTCTGTCATAAAGGCTTTAAATACTCGTTCCCCAACGAATAATTGTTATGTGTTTAATAAGCTAAATTTAAAGCTTAAATACAGTATATTAACTTTTATGCTAATTGTCAACAATAATAGCAAAAAAGTTAATCTGTGATAGGAGAAATTTATGAATTTAGTACAAAGAATCCGTAATTTGTGCAATTCAAAAGGTATAACTTTTGCTGAATTAGAGAGAACTTTAGGGTTTTCAAACGGACAAATCAGAAGATGGGAGAAAACCAAACCAGGTATTGATAAGGTGCAAAAAATTGCCGATCACTTTGATGTATCAGTCGATTACTTATTAGGTAGAGAAAAAGATGAGTATTCCGGAGAAGATAAAAACGAAGATATTCTTATTATGCATAGAGCTACAGAGAATATGACGGAGGCACAAAGACAAAAAGCTTTGACTATATTAGAAGCAATGTTTGATGATTGGGATGATTTAACTAAGTAACAAAGGGGCTTTTTAATTGAAATTAAATTATGAAAAATCTTTTTTAAAATCTGCGAAAGCAGTTTATGAGATAACAAATGGTCTATATAACTTATCTTTTCCTTTAGATATATTTGAAATCATCTCAAAAGATAAACGTATTAAATTAGTGACTTTCTCTGAATTTTCTCAGAATACTGGCACTTTATATTTTAAAATACCTTCAATTTTCGGTTCAGAAGAAGCGTTTCATATTAGAAAAGGAGATAAAGCGATTATAGTTTATAACGATTCACTGCCTATGAATCGTCTAAGGTTTACTTTAGCTCATGAATATGGTCATTTTGTAATGGGACATACTGGAGTTAATTTAAACAAAACATTCACATATAAAGATTATTATAGAAGAATTGCTGAAGAATATGAAGCAAACTCATTTGCTTCATGTTTATTGTTTCCTTTACATATAAGATACAAATATATAGATAACTTTAATATTGAGCAAATTTCATATAAGTATCAAATGAGTTTACAAGCGACCCGTATAGCGATAAAAGTAATCAGAAGACATATACACAATGGATTAAACGACTATATGTCAAGTAACGAAAGTTACCATCCAGAAAACTACTTAAGTTTTTTAGAAGAGAAAATGGAAAGCAAATCTGATTTTATAAATGAATTTAAATATGTTTATGATCTAACAATTTAACAATCAAAAAATAAAGGAGAAATAAAAAATGAAAGAATTACTTAAAAACAGATTAACATTCAAAGAAAGTATGATTGAAAGTCAATATTTAGCCACTAAAACAAAAGAAGAAAAGAAACAATACAAGCAACTATCTATTGAAGATAAAAGAGAAATTTTAAAAGAATATCAAAGCAAACCTAGAAAAGAAGTGAGATTTGAAAGTGAAATCAATAAATCTGACGAAAACTTATCTAAAATTTACCAAAGATTTAACGAAATAGGAGTCGAGGATTTGTTTGGTACAAAAAAAGAAGTGAAAGAACTACCTATGATTTTAAAAGATAACGAGAACATAATGTATGTAACTTCGGGATTATACAATAATAATACCTACTTAATAGTATGTACTGATCTAAGATTGTTATTCTTAGATAAAGGGATGATATACGGTTTGAAATTTCATGAATTTCCATTCGAGAAAATCAATTCCGTTTCGTATAAAAAAGGACTTCTTTTTGGCGAAATAATTATACATCACGGTTCATCAAGCATCACTATAGGTAGCATAACAAAAAATACTGTATCTAGAATGGCAGAAACAATACAAGAACAAATCTCTATTCGTGAAAGTTCTATGAAACCATCCAATTCTGAAAAAACGAGTTTTTCTGTTGCTGACGAATTAATAAAATATAAAGAATTATTAGACGCCGGAGTACTCTCTCAAGAAGAGTTCGATAAGAAAAAACAACAATTATTAGGCATTGATTAATAGCGCCTGTATGGAGCTTTAATATAAATATAAACAAAGGAGAAATGAAAATGAGAAAATATAATTTTGATAAATTCTTCTTATATATGGCGGTACTGTCATTACCAATAGTCATATTTTTTCCATTAATGTTAAGCATCCCAATCATCTTTTTTATTTTTTCAATAAGAAAGAAGGAAGATTAATAACGCCTATGTGGCGTGAGGAGGATGAGGGATGGAAGAGAATAAAACTTTAAAAGAATACTTGCGTAAATTTTTAGAAGGCTACAAATATGTAGTTGAAAACAGATACAATTATCAGTTTAGTAGCAATCCAGAAGCTTTCCCATTCATGAGAAAAGACGATTACAAGATTTCGATATTTTATCTAAATCAATCTTTTTTTGAAGAACCTTGCATCGTCGTTATCTCAAATGACAGTAAATTAAAAGAAATATATAATTTTCGTAATATTGATATCAAATATTTGTCTAAACACTTTACTTCATACATATATGATTCTAAAAAGTATGTAGAAGAACAATCCGGATTATTAGATTTTAATAATTACATTTATTACACATCTATTTACTACGGAAAATATATCGGGACCGTAATATTACAAAACAATTTAGATTTATTTTTTAATTATGGCAAAAGATTAGCTAACGATCATTACAATACATTGATATCGAAGTCGAAAGAAAGATTGATAAACAAAGCACATGATGAAATACAACCGTTCAACCACTTAGATTTAAATAGTATGAAAGAGATTGTTGATGATATAACTTTTTCTTATCAAATAGAACAAGGATTACAAGCTTATAAAAGGGAATTGTATTTGCCAGCTGCAGCAACCTTTGCTGTTGCTATAGAAACGTTTTTAATCAAATTAAAAAAAGTTAATAAAATCAAACATAAAGACACCGATTCAACTATGTACACAAAATTATTAGGAGAATTAACTAAAGAAGGTAAAGTAAATTATAGAACCAAAAAACGGGTAGAAATTGCGTATAGTATGAGAAACATAATCAACCATTCACAAGCTGGTGCAGTAGCCAAAGGTGATTGTGACTTTCTTTTAAACACACTAAAAGACATTGTTGATGAAAACGAAAAAATATTAAGAGAATATACCAAATCAATTAATAAGACGGAATAAATAGGTATCCTTGTATTCAGATTTGATTTTTAACATAATTTGTTCATAAATTTTTAATTTAAGTTCTTGTTCATCGTCATAAATATCAAATTCACTACTATAATTTTCAACTGATTCTTTTATATAAGCTATTTCTGCGTCAGTAAATTTTACACACATTTCATCACCTACTTTTTATTTTATTATATCACATTTAGTACCTAGTACTAAAATCACGGGTAGCCCGCCTACCCTTATTATTTTTTGCCAATTTTGAGGAGGGAAAAGCAAAATGCCAGTATATAAGGATGATAATACAGGTAAATGGTATTTTTCCATTAGATATAAAGATGTATACGGTAATAACAAACGAAAAATGAAGCGTGGGTTTGAACGTAAGAAAGATGCCAAACTAGCTGAAAGCGAATTTATACAAAATGTTAAATATGGATACTCGGACAATCAACCCTTTGAATATATATTTTTTAATCGTTTAAAAAATGAAAATCTTTCTGCACGCTCAATAGAAAAGCGAACTACAGAATATAATACTCACATAAAAGAAAGGTTCGGAAATATCCCTATTGGCAAAATCACTACTACGCAATGTACTGCTTTCAGGAATTATTTGTTAAACGATGCAAGTCTTTCTGTTGGCTATGCACGATCTGTGTGGGCAGGTTTTAAAGCAGTTATCAATTACGCCAAAAAGCATTACAAGCTCTTATACGACCCCACATTATCGGTAACTCCTATTCCCAGAACAAAACCACAAGCTAAATTTATCACTCGTGAAGAATTTGATGAAAAAGTAGAACAAATCACAAACGATACTTCTCGTCAGCTAACTAAACTGTTATTTTATTCTGGTCTTAGAATAGGCGAAGCTTTAGCTTTGCAGTGGAAAGATTACGATAAAATAAAAGGCGAAATTGACGTAAATAAGAAAATCAATTTAAGTAATAGAGAAATTGAATATAATCTAAAAAAAGAAAGTTCTAAAGGGATAATACCTGTACCAAAATTAATTAGAGAGATGCTTAAAAACATGTATAATGAATCTTCTAAAAGATATAAATATTTTGACGAAAACTATTTTATATTCGGGGGGTTAGAACCTATTAGATACGTTACCTATTCGTATCATTTTAAATCTGTATTCCCGAATCTAAAAATACACCATTTAAGACACTCGTACGCAAGCTATTTAATTAATAATGGTGTAGATATGTATTTATTAATGGAATTAATGAGGCACTCTAACATTACAGAAACAATTCAAACGTACTCTCATTTATATACTGATAAAAAACATCAAGCTATGAACATATTTGATTAA